TCGGACTGCGCGGCGAGGGGACCGACGAACTAGAGATACCGTCCGCACACCGTCCGACCGATCACATGAGACGGAATGACAAGGGGGAGTCGGCATGACGAGCGGCCACAAACTGACGGAGCGACAGCGGGATTCGATCCTGCGGCTCGTGGGGTACGAGACGGAGGAAGGCGATGCAGATGGAGACCGATCGGGCGAACAGGAATTACGAGGAGTTGCGTGAGAACCAGCGTGACTACGAAGCCCGGATGCTTCGCGTGTTGAAAGGGATGTGATGATCGCTTTGTCAGGGTCATGGAACAAAGACGAAAGCACGGCGATGGATGCGTGCACCTGTTGCTGCAATCCAAGTAGCACGTACACGATTTCGTTCGGTCCGTCGCCGGATGAATTGCAGGTGCTCGGGACGTTGGTAGACTTTATTGACGAGTTTGTTGACAATGATGATGAAGGGAAGGAGCCGAAGCGAGAAGCCATCCACGATTGGGACGAGGTGCAAGAGACAAGGCCGTCGCGGCAGATGATCCTTAGGCAAGTACTACCGAGGACGAGGTCTCCGCCTTGCAAGCACAACATGAAGATGTCCAAAGCGATACGCTCGGGTGAAGCTAGTCCCTGCTGGCTTCCCCGAGTTTTGATGTGTGTTGGAGGTATAGAGTGTGATGAGGATGTGGTAGAGTATGGGATCATCATTGATACAACCCAGTGTGCGGGGTGCCAATATGGATCGGTTGACACCCAATCAGAGGTTGTTTGTTGAGCACCTGTTGGCAGATGAGATGTTCAATCCAACGAGAGCTGCAAGAGCGGCTGGATATAAGAATCCAGGTGTGGCAGGATATAAGAATTTGAAGAACGCTGCGGTGGCTGCACTGATTGGAAAGTCCTTGCAGAGACGGATCACGGAGGTGGGCCTGAATGCGAAGGATGTGCTGGAGCATCTGGCAACAGTCCTCTATCTTGATCCCATCCACCTGTTCACGAGCATGGGAGATGGCATCTTCTGTGTCAAGAATCTGGAGGATATCCCTGCACATATCCGTCGCTGCATTACGAAGTTCAAGTGCCGCACGAAGACGACGGAGACAGGAAGTGAAAGCTACATAGAGGTGGAACTTATGAGCAAGGATCAGGCGCTGCCTCTCGTCATGAAGCACTTGGGAATCATCGGTACTGATGGAGCAGCCGTGAATGTGAATCTGGGGACAGATCTGATCACGGCATTGTTGGCACAGGTGGAGCGCGAGCGGCAAGTGATCGACACTAAGTTTATTGAGCAGCAGACATGATCTGTAATGAGCCCTTGACTCTCTTGACGGACCCGCTCAAGTTTGCCACGTTGATGTGGCCGCATGTCCACTTCTACGACAAGCAGGTCGAGGTCGTCCAGTCCATCATCAACGATGACATGACGGTGGTGCCGGCAGGGAACATGCTGGGCAAAGACTTTATCGCGGGATTTCTCGTGGTGTGGTTCTTCCTGTCTCGCAGTCCTTGCCGCATCATCACCACCTCTGCCAAGGATGACCACTTGCGGGTGCTGTGGGGAGAGATCAAGAGGTTTGTGCAGAGCGCGAAGTATCCGCTGGACAGTGATCGTGGTGGCCCCTTTATTATGCACCACCGAGAGATTCTCAAGAAGTTGCCAGACGGAACCGTATGTCCGCTGAGCTATGTCAAGGGCATGGTGGCGAGCCAGGACAGCATCGCGTCCATGCAGGGCCACCATATTGCCAACACGGGGGACGGAGTACCGCGCACGTTGTTTGTGGCGGACGAGTCGAGCAGCGTGGCAGATGACTATTGGCTCATGGCGAGCACGTGGGCCAAGCGCGCTCTGATCATCGGCAATACGTGGCCTTGTGCCAACTTCTTTTACAAGGCAGTGAACGGAGATCCGAGGATGCGAGATCCGGGAGGCACCTTGTATGATGAGGACAACAAGCGTTGCTATCGCCGCGTGATCCGCATCCGTGCGGAGGACAGTCCAAATGTCCGCCTTGCGCTGTTGGAGAAGGCGCAGGGGAAGGAGCCCAGCAACCGAGTAATCATTGACGGAGTCAAAGACTATCCCGAATACTTGAAGAACTTGGCGACGTGGGATCCGATGCAGCAGTGTGTGTCGCTCAGGGCAGAGTTCTATCGTGGTGCCGAGATCATGCTGTTCCCGCCAGAGTGGCTGGCTCGAGCAGAGCAGGCGGCACAGAGTCTGGATGGACGACGGCAGAAGGAGAAGCGAGCGCTGGGGATAGATACGGGAGAGGGCGGAGACAAGACGGCATGGACCGTGTGCGACAAGTTTGGCGTCTTGTTCCAGGAGGCTTATCAGACGCCGGACACGGCTGTGATTCCTGGAAGAACACTGGCTCTCATGCGAGAGTGGCAGGTGCATCCGAGCGATGTGTTGTTCGATCGCGGTGGTGGTGGCAAGGAGCACGCGGACTTCTTGCGGGCGCAGGGCCACGGAGTACGCACTGTAGGATTTGGCGAGGCGGCCAGTGACCCGAAGCAGGCACGACGGCTGAAGACATTGAAGGAGCGTGTGGAGGAAGTCGAGGAGCGGTACATTTACAGGAATCGCAGAGCAGAGATGTATGGCCTGTTGCGGCAGCGACTGGATCCGAAGAACCCGCTGCCCTTTTCGATTCCGTCACAGTATACTGAAGTGCATCGGCAACTGGCTCCAATCCCGTTGCTCTATGATGCGGAGGGACGACTGTACCTGCCCCCCAAGAACAAGAAGAACCTCGATAGTAAGGAGGTCACTCTGACGGAGCTGCTGGGATGCAGCCCCGATGAAGCGGACAGCTTGGTGCTGGCCGTGTTTGGACTCGAACGCAAATCCATCCGTGCCACTGCAGGCGCTATGAGACTTTAGAAAAGGAAGATGCCATGCCACGCAAAGCCAAGGTCGTAACCAATGCACAAGAGGACATGCAGAAGCGCTGGATCCATGCAGAGCTAGTTGCCAACGCCATGATGTCTCGCACGCAGTTGATGAGTTCCCTGATGGATCCCCGCAGGGACTTGAACCACGAGTGCGGATATCCTGAGACTTCGCAACTCACTCCGCAGATGTACAGGAACATGTTCGACAGGGAGTCAGTGGCCGCACGCGTCGTCGAGGTTGTTCCCCTGGAGACGTGGAAAGTGCAACCCAGCGTGTTCGAGGATGAAGACATGGACGTGGAGACTCAGTTCGAGCAGGCATGGGAAGAAATGACGAACGGCCTTCGCGGTGAATCGTGGTACCAAGACGAGGAGGGAAGTCCGATCTGGGATGCACTGCTGCGTGCGGATGTCATGAGCGGAGTCGGATCGTACGGGGTGCTCCTGCTGGGTGCCGACGATGGTTTGCCACTCAACGCACCCCTGGAACCCAAGCCCGGAAGGAAGCTGCTGTTCTTGAGGGTGTTCGACGAATCGCTGGCACAGATCAGTGCTTACGAGATGGACATGGGCAATCCCCGCTACGGAAAGCCCACGATGTACTTGTTGACCTTCGCCGATCCGGCAGAGGTGCATTCGGGGCAAGGACAGATCACCACCACCGAATCCGTGCACTGGTCACGCGTGGTTCACCTTGCAGACAACCTCGGATCTAGTGAGTTGTTCGGTGTGCCTCGCATGCGTCCCGTGTTCAACAACCTCCACAACCTCTGCAAGTTGTATGGGGGATCGGCGGAGATGTATTGGCGGGGTGCTTTCCCAGGCATCTCATTGGAGACACATCCCCAGTTGGGTGGGGACGTTGAGGTGGATGCCGCTGCAACAAGGGAATCGATGGAGCAGTACATGAACGGCCTGCAAAGGTACTTCTCCCTGATGGGCATGAGCGCCAAGTCGTTGGCTCCCCAAGTGGTTGATCCAACTCCTCAGATTAACACGCAGCTTGAAGCCATCTGCATTAAGTTGGGAATTCCCAAGCGGGTGTTCATGGGCAGCGAGCGTGGCGAGTTGTCATCCGGGCAGGACAAGGACACGTGGGACGATCGCCTGCGAGCACGGCAGAGGATGTACGTCACACCGCGACTCATCGTGCCGTTCGTGGATCGCTGCATCGTCATGGGCTTCCTGCCCGAGCCGGAGGGCTACAGCGTTTCTTGGCCCGATCTGAGCGAAGCCAATGCCATCGAGCAAGCAACGAACGCGGGACTGATCACGGACGCGATGTCCAAGTACGTGGGCGGCAGCGTTGACGTGCTCATTGAACCGAAGAACTTTCTGACCAAGGTGCTCCACTTCACGGATGAGGAAGCAGAGGAGATCAGCGAAGCCACGACATCCCATGTAGAAGAGGGTGGCATTTCACAGCCGGTTGACGAACGCGAAGAAGCAATGGCTGACCTGGACATCGTGGAGAAGGAAAAGAGCATCGAGCAGATTGGCAAGCCGAAGCCGGTTGCACCGGTGAAGGGAAAGTGACATGCGTGCATTAGTTCACAGCAAGAGCAACACGCTGCGAATGGATCCGTCCCGCACGGCGATGATTCGCAGGAGATTCATGCAGGAGATGTCTGCCAGGTTCCGCAAGCTGGAGCAGGCCATCACGAAGGCGGTCGACAGCGAAGACAAGTTCGGCTTGAAGGAGAAGCAAGTAGCCACGGTGGGCAGGGTCTTCGCAGCACATGCACACTATACCGCGTTGACCACTGCTGAGCAACTGGCTGACTTTCGTAAGTGGGCTGATAGCCAGTTGAGCAATACTATCCTGGGAGGAAATCACAACTGGCTCGAACGCTACATCAAGGAATCGTACGAGAAGGGGCAGGGCCGTGCGTTTGACGACGCCATGAAGAAGTACTCGGAGAAGCACTCTGAAAAGTTCAACTCCAAGATGGACTACTACCGAGGCAAGCGGGACGAGTTCCTGCGAAGCTCCTTCCGGCAACCCGCTTCGATCGAAAGGGTCAACCTGCTGGCATCTCGCTCGTTCATGGACTTGAAGGGAGTGACGCAGGACATGTCCACGAAGATGAATCGGATCATGACCGACAGCATCATTCAGGGCAGGAGCCCACGAGAGACTGGCAGGGAGTTGAACAAGATTGTAGGAGGCAGCAGGAATCGTGGCACGATGATAGCCCGCACGGAGACAATACGGGCTCACGCGGATGGACAACTTGAGGCACTCAAGAATATGGGCGTTGAAGAAGTTGGCGTGATGGTCGAGTGGTCTTCAGCCTCAGACGACTTGGTGTGCCCACTCTGCGCAGATATGGACGGAACTGTCATGCCCATCGACAAGGCAGGCAGCATCATCCCGTTGCATCCAAACTGCAGGTGTTGTTGGTTGCCTGCTGACGTTGGGGAGGATAAGACACGCAAGGTCTGGACCGAGAAGGACAAGGAGGGCAAGGCTGTCTGGAGCCGGACAATTTACGGGCCGAGGGGGGGTTAAACTATTAAATTAATCCTTGTGTTTGGAGCGAGATGGGGTTAAACT